CGAACATAGAATTTGATGATAAAGGAACGAGCCCCCGTTTTTATTATGCGAAATCTGAACTCTACATCGATATTTACGCCCGGAGCTTTTTGAGTGACGAAAGCAATCTTGATGGTGTAGAATCTGTTTCGGACTTGAATGATTTTCTTGACGATACCATGCACGCCGTCGCCGCTGTCGTTGAACCTTGTCCGTATTGGGTTGGTCCTTACAATGGCATTGTGAGCAAGTGCGTTTTGCGCTCTTATAGCAATAATCTTTCGGAACGCTCCGAAACTTCTAGGGGTTGGGCTCGATTGACTTTCGAGGTCTCGTTTACTGCGAAAATCGACCGCACGGCTGCAACGAAAGACTTTTTGCGTGCAAATAATGAGCTTAAGAATGGTAGCCAGTCGATGACTTTTGTAACCGAGCTGAGACCTGGAGAACAACAGGCTGAAGCTTCAACAGCGGGTGATTCCGCAGGGAATTAGATTATGACTTTTAACGAAATTCCTGCCGATAACATGTATCCAATTTTTGCGACGGAATTTGGCGGGGCTTTGTCTCCGAAAACCGGCGCAATTCCTTGGAAAAACTTGATTATCGGTCAGCCGTTGAGCTCGAAGATGAGCGAAAACGGTTCTCTCACTTTGATCACGAGCGACGCCCAGGCTGATGCACTGTTTGGCGCTGGTTCCCAGCTTGCTTTGATGATCAAGGCTTTCCGCAAGAACTCCAAGTCCAGCGAACTTTGGGCGCTTCCGATTGCAGACGATTCCACTTCTGCCGCCGCAACCGGTACTTTGACCTTTACGGTCGCCGGTACAGGTTCTCCGGCTACGCTCAAGGAAAACGGCGTTGTGCGCCTGATGATTGGCGGCCAGACTTGCCCGGTGAATGTCTTGGCTGGCGATTCCGCCGCCGATGTTGCGGACAAGGTTGTTGCTGCTGTCACGGCAAAGACGAATTTGCCTGTTACGGCTTCTGCATCTAGCGGCGTTGTTACTTTGACCGCAAAGAACAAGGGCGGTTTCGGCAACGGCCTCGATGTGCGCTGGAATCACAATCAAGGCGAAACGCTTCCGGACGGCTTGAGTATTGCGCTTTCCGCGATGGCTGGTGGCGGTGCTGACCCGCAATTCGAAGATGCAAATGTTTCTACGACTTGCGCTGGCAACTGGTTCAACATGATCGTCATCGGCTCCGACGAAACGGCTAACATTACCTACATCAAGGAAATGTTGGATGTTCGTTGGACAGCAATGGTCCAGCAAACGGGCGTGATGTGCTTCAGCCTTAACGGCGGTAGCGAATCTACCTTCACGACAAAGGCGAATGCGCTGAACTCTCAGGAAATTGTTCTTGCGGCTCTCCCGAAGTCTCCGACTTCTGGCGCTGAAAAGGCTTCGGCTTTGTTTGGTTGCGTTGCCCCGAAGGCGCTGAACGACCCGGCGGCTCCGCTCCACAATTGGGCTGTTGCTGGCGTTGTCGCTCCGAAGCGTGATGACCGTGAAGACGCGGATGGCAACAACCGTCTTTTGAAATCTGGTTGCGCTGTGATGGTTGCCGCTGAAGATGGTAGCGTGTTCACGAGCCGCATCGTGACGACCTACAAGCGAAACGCCCAGAATGTTCCGGACGATTCTTATTTGCAGCTTGAAACTGTTCTTACGTTGTCTTATCTCCGTTGGTACTGGAATAACTATCTTGCTCTCAAGTACGCTCATGCGAAGCTTGCTCCGGATGGTTCCAAATTTGGTGCCGGTCAACAGGTGATGACGCCGAGCCTTGGCAAGGCTGAACTTATCAAGTGCTATAAGGACTGGGAAAAGGCTGGACTCGTTTACGATTCCGAAGGCTTTGCAGAAAACCTCGTTGTCGAACTTGACCCGAATAATCCGTATGCTATGAACTTCTTGATTCCGGTTCACCTGATTAAGCAGTTCTTCATTTCCAAATCTAAAATTTTGCACGATTAAGGAGGCCTGACAATGGACGAAATTGATGTTGTTGGTGGCGAATACGAATTTAAAATCAACGGTTTTCAGTACAACTTAAAAGGTCATCCGAACATTGAATATGGCGGCAAGCATTACGAACCTGTCATTGGTCCGGGCGGCATTCATCTTGGCGACAAATGCGTTGGCGATAGTCCTAGCAAGATTTCTTTGACGCTTGTCGATTTGAGTGCACTGGATATTGTCGATTTGCAGCAAACTCGCAAAGCGACAATTACGCTCAAAAAGCCGAACGGTAAGACTTTTGTCATGGAAAATGCTTGCTGTAGCGCTCCGATTACTGAAAACTGCGAAGATGGCGAAGTTGCCGTTGAATTTTCCGCAGGTCCTGCGGATGACCAGAAATCGTAAAAGCCCCCTTCTTTACGATATCCGCGCTCGTGGGAGCAAGCTAGAGGCGACTTGAGTGCTACGCTTCTAGCTTGTCTGGGTTCGATTCCTGGACGCGGCTTAATTTGTAACAATCCATAAAAGGAGTAAAAATATGGACTACACATTGATTGAACCAATTACAAAATCGAATGGCGAAAAGATTGAAACTGTTTCCGTGAAGGAAAAGTTTACAGGCCGTGATGTCAAGGTCATTGGCAATGCCGGTGGCGAAGGTTCCGCAACAATTGCACTTGTTGCCGCTGCAACGGGTTTAACTGAAGCCGTCGTCTTGAATATGGATTCCCGCGATATTAGTAAGATTGGGGCGCTTGCAAAGCCTTTTTTAGCCGGTGGCGAAGCTTAGGCCTTGATGATGGCTTTGCCGTGCTTGCGGGCGTTTTCCATTGGCCGTATGACCAGATAATGAGTCTGAACGAGGACGAATTTAAATACAGCGTCAATGCGGCGATGAAATTTCTCAAATGGAAAACTCCGAAAACAAAGAAATAATATCTCATTCTGATTGACCTGATCCGCTTAGTCCGAAAGTTATTCTTTCGGACTTTACCGTTTTAACATGTGTCAAAAAAGGGCTAAAAAATAGTCTTGCAATTTATATTGAAATTATGGCGAATTCGATTTTAGCAAAATTGGGCTTTAGTGTTGATAAACATTCCGTGACGGGTGCCGTTGGCGGAATTAACAGCATTGGCAAGGCTGTGAGCGGTTTGCAGACTAAGATGAAACAGGCTTTTGCGCTTGCCGGTGTGCAGGCGTTCGCTTCTGGAATAAAGTCTTTGGGTGTATCCGTCAAAGATACCTTTGCCAAAAGTTTTGCGATGGCTCAGGAATTTGCCGCAACTGGTGACAAGATTGCAAAGACTTCCAGGATGGTTGGACTCTCTGTCAAGGATTACCAGGCATTTGCATCGGCGGCGCAACATGCGGGAATGTCCACTGAAGAAATGGACTCCGCATTGAAAAAGTTTAATGTCAATCTTGGCAAGGCCCGTGCCGGTGACAAGACATCTTTGAAGATGTTCGACGCCATTCTTGGCGGCAAAAAGCTTTCGAATTACAAGGATTCCACGGCTTTAATCAAGGATATTGCCGATGGCTACACAAAGCTTTCGACGGCTGAACAAAAGGCTTTTGTGTCTCAAGAGCTATTTGGCAAAAGTGGTCTGAAAATGTCGGAACTGCTTTCGGGTGGTAAAGAAAACATTAGCCAGCTCATTGCCGATTTTGAGTCGCATGGTGGCGGTTTTTCCGAAGAGGGTGCCGCCCGTGCCGAAGAGTTCGATGACGAATTGCAGAACTTGCGCGAGACGGTAAATTCGTTAAAAACTTCCGTCATGGAAGAACTTTTCCCGGTGTTCATTGACCTTTTCAAGACCGTTGGCGAGTTTGTCAAGGGCAACCGCAAGGAACTGATGCCGATGGTGAAGGAAGTATTTGGAACTGTGACTGATTTGATTAAGTCGCTATTGCCGAAGATTCCAGCAATTTTGAAAACGGTCTTGTCGATTGTTGAGTTTATTGGGCCAAAGTGGGGCTTGATTGTTGCTGGTGCCGTCGCGTTGGTGCCTAAAATCGCGATGATTGCGTTTGGGCTTGCTCAGATTATTCCCGTGATAACGGGCATTGCTTCTGCAATTGGTGGCCCTGTGCTTGCGGGTATTGGGCTTGTTATTGCGGCGGTTGTGTCGTGGGGTTATGTTGTAAAAAAAATCTATGACAATTGGGATATGCTCAAGTCGTTCATCGTTGACGATGTTTGGGGTTCCGTTAAAGACTTTGGAACAAAGTTTGTCGCAATTGGCGAGTGGATTTGGGATGGCTTCAAGGCTAATTTCGTGGATCCTGTTGTTGGATTTTTCAAGAACATGGGTGCGATGATTTATGATTCGATTTTGGGTGGTGTTAACAATGCTTTCAACGCTGCAAAATCGGTGCTTGGCAAAATCCCTGGCATTGGCAAATTCTTTGCGCCTGAAATCAAGTTTGATACGGCAAAAGATATTGGTAGCGATTACCTTGATAGCCAAACGGCGAGCGTTCCCGCAACGCTTGGAGCAACAGCCGCCCAGGCGGTGAGCGAATCCCGTACAACGGTGACAAATCGGTTTGCCGTGGACTTCAAGAATATGCCGCGTGGCGTTCAGGTGACGCCGCCTGAACAAGGCGATTTTGACTGGTCTCGTGGCTATGTGCTGGGAGGTGTTTGATGCCGTGGAAAAATGAATATGCCGATTCTTTGTACAAAGTGCGCGTGAACACTCCGTCCGGTGAGGTGGAGTGCGTTGCCGCATCTTACAACGGCATTCCGTTCTTTATCGAAGAAACTGAATCTTCGGGCGGTCGAAATATCGTCACGACTTCTTTGCCATTTTCTGACACGCATATAAATGAAGATGTTGGCGGCAAGCCTCGTTCGTTCACTTTTTCGATTTTCCTTGTTGGTCCGAATTGCGATAAGGACCGTGAAAAACTTGAAGATACTTTTGAAACGCAGGGATATTTTGAACTTTCGCATCCCTATTACGGAAAGTTCAATGCCCGTTGCCCGGTATATGGCTTCAAGTATAGTTCGGATGTTCAGGAATTTGTTTCTGGATCGGTGACTTTCTTTCCGGAAGGAACGCAAAAGAAATCTGG